GGCGCGTCAATCCGCTGACGCTCGGTGGGTGCTGGGGCGTGTGACCGAAAAACGTGACGCGCGCAGGATCGGAACCAGAAGTCGAGCTCGACTGCGAGGCAAGGGACTCCTACCCCTCTCGCGGCGCCAGCGACGGCATGGCGCTTCTTAGCTCATCTATATGGCGCGGCGCGGCATGGTGTTGAGGCTAAGCGGGTGGGATCTTTCTTTCCTCAATTGGGACATTTCCGGATGGTTTTGTGGTAGGGGGCTGGGATAGGGTGAGGCGGCATGTGGGACGAGCAGGAGTTGGCGGCGATGAAGGCGAGGGCGGACGCGAATCAGCGGAAGCGGGTGGAGGCGGGGGTGGAGCGGGTGTTGCGGAAGGAAGTGGCGGAACGGATGGCGGTGGTGGCGCGAGCGGAGCGGATGCTGGGGGCGGCGCGGAAGAAGCGGAAGGCGCGGGTGTTACCGGGGCGGGCGTTAGCGCGGGCGACGCAGGCCGAGGTGTCGTTGACGGCGGGGGCGGTGGTGGAGCAGATGGCGCGGGGGGCGCTGTTTGACCCGAGGACGTTGTTCTACGCGGAGGACGGGGAGGAGCTCTACCGGACGGACGGGCCCCTCCGCGAGGATGCCCTGGGGAATTGGGCGCCCGCGTGGAAGGCGGGGGAGGTGAAGCGGGTGTGGCAGACCGGCGACCTGAAGCCGATGCACGAGCTCACCGAGGCGCAGGCGCAGTCGATTACGAGCATTGAAGTGGTGATGAAGAATGCGGTGGCGGGGGACGGGCAAGTAGACCGGGTGTTGAAGATCCGGCTCGCGCCGCGCGAGAAGTATGTGGAGCTCGCGGCGCGGCATTACGGGATGTTGTTGGACCGGACGGAAACGAATGTGAATGTCACCGTGGTGGGGGCGAAATTGGACGAAGCGCGGCAGACGTGGGCGAAGTTGCAGACGCTGGAGGCGCAGGCGCTGCCGGAGCCGGGGGATGCCTGAGGCGCGCACCGTCGCGGAGGTGGACGCGGAACTGGAGGCGTTTGTCGGCCAGTTCTACGGCGACCCGTTGGGGTATGTGCGGGTGGCGTTTCCGTGGGGGAAGCCGGGGACGGTGTTGGAGCGGTATGCGGGGCCGCGTCGCTGGCAGACGGAGTTTCTGGACTGGCTCGGGGGGGAGATTCGGGCGCGACGGTTCGACGGGTTGACGCCGGTCGCGCCGATTCGGGCGGCGGTGTCGAGCGGGCACGGCGCCGGCAAGGGCGCGCTCACCGGGATGCTCGTGAATTTCCTGATGTCCACGCGCCGCGACGCGAAGGGGACCGTCACCGCGAATACCTCGACGCAGTTGGACGACAAGACGTGGGCGGCGATTCTGTTCTGGAACAAGCTCTCGCTCACCAGCCACTGGTTTGAGGCGAACACGCAGATTCTGTTTCGGGTCGGCTCACGGGAAAGCTGGCGGGTCACGCCGCAGACCTGTGCGCCGGAAAACTCCGAGGCGTTCGCGGGCCAGCACTCGGAACGCTCCACGTCGTTCTATATCAACGACGAGGACAGTAACGTCCCCGAAGTCATCCACGAGGTGCAGGAGGGCGGGCTGGCGAAGGGCGAGCCCATGCAGTTCCTGTTCGGGAACCCCACCCGGCGGCAGGGGAGTTTCTACGAGGCGGTGTTTGGGGAGCGGCGGCATCGCTACAAATCCTGGGTGATTGATGTCCGCACCGTCGAGGGGCACAACGCGGCCTGGGTGCAGGAGATTGCGGACGATTACGGCGCGGACAGCGACGTGTTTCGGGTCCGCGTCGAGGGGACCCCGCCGCGCGCGGGGGACATCCAGTTCATCGACGCCGACCGGGTCGAGGCCGCGCAGACGCGGCCGGTGGTCGGGCTCGCGGACCAGCCGCTCGTCGCCGGCTGCGACCTCGCCTGGGGCGGGAGCGACTTCAACGTCATCCGGTTTCGGCGCGGCATGGATGCGCGGAGCATCCCCCCGGTGCGGATTCCCGGCTCGTTGACCCGCGACCCCGCGATTCTCATTACCCGGCTTGCGGACATTCTCACGACCACCTACGACGGGCAGCGCGTCGCGATGTTGTTTCTCGACAGCGCGGGGATTGCGGGGCCGATTGCGGCACGGCTGCGCGAATTGAACCACCGGAACGTGCAGGAGATCAATTTCGGCGCGGACAGCCCCGACCCGACGAAAACGCGGTATTACCGCGATTTCATGTGGGACAAGATGAAGGCGTGGCTGCTCTCGGCGGCGATTGCGACCGACCGGTGGCTCGTGCAAGACCTGCAACAGCCGGGCACGCGGCACGACCCGAAGCAGCGCATCTGGCTGGAGTCGAAAGCGGACATCAAGCGGCGCGGCGGGCATTCGCCAGACGACGGCGATGCGCTGGCGTTGACGTTTGCCGCGCCGGTCACGGCGCCGCGTGTGTTACGGCTCGTCTCGGACCATGATTACGCGGCGGGCCAGGGGTCTGGGCTCGGGTATATGGCTTAGGGATGCCCACGCAAGTCGAACTCTACGTGCGCGAGAGTCTCGCCGCGAACACGACCGCGCAGGTCGCGGCCGGGAACCTGCGGCGGGTCGATCAGATTCGGGCGATTCGGCTGGCGCTGCACTGGTTGACCGCCGCGTTGGCGCTCGACCCGACGCGGAGTGATCTGGTGTGGAAAAACCAGCCGCCGCTCGACGCGGCGGCGCTCACCGACCGGCAGATTCTGTTCTACGTGTTCGTCATCGGCCTCGCGGATACCGGCCGGTACTACTTGGAGCCCTAAATGGCCATCCGTCCGCGCCGCACCCGTATTTCCCGCCCCTACGCCTCGACCTCCTCGAAATTGGAGACGGCCCGCGAGCGCCTGCGGCTCGCGAAAGAGTCGGACAAGGGCCAGGACGACCGCGAACTAGACGATCTGAAGTTCTACGACGGCGATCAGTGGCCGGCCGACATCCGCTCGCTCCGCGCCGGCCGGAATGCCGAAGGGGGACAGCCGGCGGTGCCCGCGCGACCCTGCTTGACCATCAACAAAGTCAAAGCGCCGGTGTTGCGGGTAATGAACCAGGAGCGCATGAGCGACCTGGGCGTCGAAATCACGCCCGCTGATGACTTTGAGGCATTGGTCGGCCCGATTGATGACAAAGAGATCGAGCTCCGCGAGGGGCTGGTGCGGCGCATCCAGCGGACGAGCGAAGCGGCCGACGCGCGCTCCTGGGCGTTCCAGCGAGCCGCGATTGCCGGCCGGGGCTACTACCGCGTGATCACGCGGTATATGCCGGGGCGCACGATGCAGCAGGAAATCGTCGTCGCGCGCATTTTCAACCAGGGCGCCGTGAAATTGGACCCGACGCACGAGCAACCGGACGGCCGCGACGCCGACTGGGGCTTCGTCGGCGCCTGGATGCCGTTTGAGCGGTATCTCGCGAAGTACCCGAAGGTCACCACTGAGGCGGGTGCGACGATCAGTAACCCCCTGAAGGGCTACGACAGCAACGAGGATTTCACGTCGCTCGCGGCGGAATATCCCGACTGGTTCCGCGTCGAAACCGGCATCGACGGCACCCTGATTCGCGCGGTCTACGTCACCGAGTACATCTACTGCGAGTACGAGTCGCGCACGCTCCTGGAGTTCGCGGACGGGCAGATGGCGTGGAAGGACGAAGTCGCGGAGGAAATCGCCTCCGAGGCGACGGACTCACGGCCGGTCGCAGAGCGGAAGTTCACGCACTGCATCATCGACGGTGTCCACGTCCTGGAAGAAACCGAGTGGCCGATCCCCTACACCGGCATCGTCAAGGTCGTCTGCGAGGAAGTGCAGCCCTACGACAAGGAGCGCCGCGTCAGCGGGATGGTGCGGCCGGCGCGGGATCCGCAGCAGGGCTTCAACGCGATGGTGTCGAAGATGGTGGAGGTCGTCGCCTACGCGCCGATTCCCGCGATTATGATGGCGAACGGCCAGGACGAAGGCTTCCAGCAGGAATACGCGGCCGCGATGACGCGGACGATTCCCGTGCTGCACTTCAACCAGACGGATGCCGCCGGGATGCCGGCGCCGCCGCCGTTCGCGCCGCCGCGCGTCGCCCCCATCGAGCCCGTGGGGTTCGCGCTGTCGATGTTCACCGACGCGATCCAGGACACGACCGGCACGCACGACGTGGCGCTCGGGAAAACCGAGAAGAACGTCACGTCCGCGAAGCACGCCAAGCTCCTGACCGACGAAACCGGCCTGAACACGTCGGGCCCGCTCGACAACCTGACGCGCAGCGTGCGCTACGAGGGGCTCTTGACGAACGAGCTCCTGTGGCACGTCTACGGCCGCAAGCCGGGACGGCTCGCGCAGATCGTGACGGGCGACGGCGAAAACAAGTCGGTCCTGGTGGGCCAACCGTTCACGATGGACCCGCGTGCGCGCCGGCCGGTGCCGGCCCAGCCCGTCATGGGACCGAACGGCATGTCGCTGCCGCCGAACACGCAGGAATACACGCTCTCGGAGCACGCGCGCTTCAACGTGGCGATCAAGGTGTCGAAAACCTACGACACGCGCCGCGAGCAGGAACACCAGTCGGTCGCGCAGATCATCGGCGCGGACCCCAACCTGATGCAGGTCATTGGCGACCTGTTCTTCAAGTCGATGGACGGGCCCGGCCACAAGGAAATGGCCGAGCGGATGCAACTCGTCCTGGCGCCGCCGGTGCAGGAATACCTGAACGCGAAGAAAGAGGGTCGCGAGCCGCTCCCGCCCCAGGTGCAGCAGCAACTGGCGCAGGCGAAGAAGATGATCGAGGCGATGACCGCGCAGATCAACAAGATGGGGCAGGCCATTCAGTCCGACGAGGCGAAGCAGCGGCACGAAAATGCGCGGTCGAAGTACGACGGGCAGGTCAAGATCCACATCGAGCAATTGCAGACGCAAGCGGATCTGGCGAAAGCCCAGGTGAACGCCGCGCTCCAGGTTGAGCTCCAGAAACTGAAGATGGCGCAGGCCAACCTGGACCGCGAGGATCAGCAGGCGCACGAACTGGGGATGGCGAGCGCCGACGCGCACTGGGCCGCGCAACAGGCAGAACAGCAAGCGGATCTGATCATGGCGCAGGCGGGCTCCGACGCGACGATGCAGGCGAATCAGTCGCTGCTGGACGCAAACCTGGGCGCCGGGCAGACGGACCACGACGCCGGCATCGCGTCCGCGCAGACGGAGCGGCAGGCGCAGTTGACCGCGATGCAGTCGGAACAGGACGCGGCGCAGCAGGCGGCGCTGGCGCCAGAACCGGAGGCCGAATGACGAAACAACTCCCGATTGTCTCGGCGCCGCGCGAGTATCAGCCGGCGCCGGTATTCATCCAGTTGTGCCCGGTGTGCGGCCACACGGTCACGTCCCGCCTGGAGTCGCGCACGCATCAGTGGATGCTGGAGCACTGGATCTTCTCGCACACATGACCCTCCTGTGCCTGACCTGCGGCGCGGAGATCGAGGCCGACGCCGCGCCCGATTACACGTTCGGCGTCCTGATGGCGAAGTGTCCGCGCCAGGACGGTGAGGGCGTGCCGCCGTGCGATCTGTTGCAGGTCGCGCGGCCATCGCCGCCGCCTGACTCCAAGGAGGCGTGATGGATCTGCTCCTGCTCGTCATCGTGATCGCGGTCGTCGGGTTCATCATCTGGGCGATTACCACCTACATCCCGATGCCGCCGCACTGGGCGACGGCGATTCACGTCCTGTCGCTGATCGCGTTGTTGCTCTACATCCTCACGCGGTTCATCGCCATTCCCAACGTCTTGCGCTAGGAGCAACCTGTGGACACCTTCAATCTCTGGGGCGCGATCACGCCCAGTGACACCGTCGATTTGCCGCGCGTGACGGATGCGATTCTCGTCGGCGCCGGCGGCAACGTCGCGGCGGTCATGCAGAACAACGTGCCGGGCGTGTTCACCGGCGTGACGGCGGGCACCGTGCTGCCGATTGCCGCGCGCCGGGTCAACGCGGCGGGCACGACCGCGACGGGACTCGTCGCGCTCTATCAGAACTAAGAGAGGGACACGATGCCGATCACGCAAGCGGGGAAGCAATTCACGGCCGATGACATCAAGCGCACCGCTGGCTCGATTGCGTCGCTGCTGCTCGACACCACGCAGTCTGGTGGGGATTTCCGCATCCAGTTAGAGTCCTGGCCTGATGCGGACCTGATCGAGATGGGGCTCTCCCAGGAACAGGTCAACGCCATTAAAGGCTTCTTTGTGGGCGACCTGCCGGCGATCACCGCCGCGTTGCAGGCGTCTACCTGGATCAAGCAGTTGGTGGGCGTCGGGGTCTAAGGGTGCCGTGCTCGACATGCTCGTCGGGCTCGTGTTCGCGGTCGCCGTGACGCTGGTGTTCGTGGTGGTCGCGGTCGCTGGCTTCACGCTGGCGCGCTGGTGGGTCGAGGGGCGCTGAGGTTCGGAACGGGCGCAAGATAGGCGCTTACCTTTCCCGAAGGAGTCCACACACATGAGTTCACGCATGGCGATCATCACGTTCCTCGACGGCCAGCCGGTCGATCCCGGCTTCGGCGTCGGCGCGCCCGGCAACCGTCCCGACAACAGCTTGCCGCCCGGCTACGGCGGCGGCCGTCCCGACAACAGCCTGCCGGGCGGCGGCGGCATCACGACGCTGCCGGTGTTCCCGTTCGACCCCACGAAGCCCGACAACGAACTGCCCGGCGGAGGGGGCAACAGCCCCGACAACAGCCTGCCGCGTCCCGGCAAGAAGTACGTCGTCAAGTGGTTGGCCTGCCACGGGTTGATCTTGGTGCCCGACAACGACCTGCCGGGCGCGCCCGTGCGGCCGGACAACAGCCTGCCGGGCCAGGGGGGCGAGCGACCGGACCAGGGCCTGCCGCCGTTCCAGGGACGGCCGGATCAGGGCCTGCCGCCCACGCCGGAACCGAAGCTCTACGGAGGGTAGGATGCCTGAACTGACGGTCGCGCAGGCGTATCGGCTCGACCCGAGGTTTGGCTGGTTGTGGTATCTCGGGGCATCCCGGCCGGTGCGACACCGCGCCGGGGTGCGCTTTCTCGGAGAGCCGTGGCGCACCAACTACGGCCGCACGATGCTGGGCCAGGGTGTGAAGTGGTCCGATAAGTTTCCGCGTCGGTGAGGGACGTATCACCGGCGTTTTGCGGCGTTTCACCGGCATTTAGGGGCTATATGGACGTGGATCTGACGAGAAACATCAGTGTGCCCTTCGACTTCGACGCCGCCCTGCCGAAGGGGTGCTGCTGGATTACCGGGTGCCAGGAGCCCACGGAGGTGCCGAAAGGCGGGTTCTGTCGGAAGCACGGCGACGAATGGGCCGCGCAGCCGCACGTCCAGGCCGTGTTCAAGCGGTGGGCCGACGAAGAGGACGCCAAGATCGCGGAGAAGTTGTTCCGCGATGCGGAAAAACAGGCCGCGCCCTAGGGAAAACCCCGGATACGGCCGGGGAAGTCGATATGTTAGACAACAGGCGTTTCGTCGCGGTAGCGACGTAGGAGCAATAGCTTGGCAGTAGTTGACCGTCCCACCACCACTGTTGATGCCAGCGGCTGGACCGAATCCCCCGACCAGCCCCCCGTCGAACGCCCCCAGGACACCAGCACGCCGGCCCCCACCGGTACCAACGGCGCCGACGCCTCAGGGGCGACCCTGGAGTCGGTCGAGCCCACGCCGGCCAACGAGCCGCCGCGCCGACCCGATGGGCGTTTCGAGAAAAACGGGTTCCGCCGCCGGGCCGCATCCCAGGAGGCGAGCGCCGACGACGTGCCGCGTATCCGCGAGCTCACGCGGAAGCTCCGCGAAGCGGAGCGAGAACGCGATACGCTCCGTGGCGGGGGTGCGCCGCCGGTGGCCGCAGGGACCACCGCCCCGGAGGGGGCTCCACGGGCCGCGTCCGCGCAGCCGGCGGCAGCGCCCCCGTCAGCCCAGACGCGGCCGCGCGCCGCCTTGCCGCCCCCGCCCCCGCCGTTCACGCTGGAAGAACCGACCTACGAGCAGTTCGCCAACAGCGCCGACCCGCTCCGCGACTACACCAAGGCGATGGCGCGGTTCACGAACCTGGAGCAGCAGCACGATCAGGCCACGCGCTGGTACCAGCAGCAGGCGCAACGCCACGCCCAGGCGACCAACGGCGAGCTCCGCTCGATGACGCAGGCGCACTGGACCCGGATGGCGGAAGCGGGGAAGGATCCGGCCAACGCGCCCCTGATCGAGCAGTTCAAGGCCGACGCGCGCCCGATCACGCCGGCCATCCTTCAGGCCATCGTCCGCAGCGGGGACAGCAGCGCCAAGCTCACACTCGCGCTCCTGCGTCAACCTGGACTGCTTGAAGAATTGACCCTTGCGACTTACGATAGGCCCGCAACACCCGACCTCGTTGCCGTTGTGCAACGCCGCTTGCAGTCATTGGGGCTCTCGGCCGCAAATACCGGATCGGCCACTGCTCCTGCACCACGACCCGCGCCTCGTCCTCCAAATCCGGTGAGGACCGCGCCAGATGCACCGCCGAAGGCACTCCCTGGCGATGATGCGTCTCTGGCAGAGCACGCGGCGGCGTTTCACAAACCCCAGCGTTCTCGCTTGCGGCGCGATTAGCCCCCGGCCCTACGGCGGTCATGTGAGCGGCACATGGCCAACTACACGATTTCTCCAACGTGGGTCACGAAAGACACCGCGTTGTTCTGGGACAACAACCTCAAGCTCGTCGGGCAGTTCGACCGCCAGTGGAACAAAGAGTGGAACAACAAACCCAAGGGTAGCCAGATCGGGGACACCGTCCAGATCCGCACCCCGCAGCGGTGGACCGTCACCGAGGGGCAGGCGCTGCAACAGCAGGCGATCCTGAACCAGACGGTGCCGCTGACGCTCAACCACCAGTACAACGTGGGCATGGGCTGGAGCAGCATCGAGGACACGCTCGAAATCGAAGAAGTCCAGGACCGCTACACGCGCCCGGCCGGCGTGGCGCTGGCGAACAAAACGGACGCGATTGCCGGGCAGGAAGTCTACAAGTCGATCTACAACGTCGTCGGCACGCCGGGCGTTCCCGTCACCAGCAACAAGGTGTGGACCGATGCCGTCGCGCTCCTGGCGATGACCGGCACCCCGGACGGCTACGTGGCCGTGATCGACCCCCTCCAGCAGAGCGAGCTCCTGAACGCGAACTTTGCCTTATTCGGCAAGCAGTATCAGGACTACTTCCGCAAGGGGCAGTTCTCCGAGATGGCCCTGGGCGTGGACGAGTGGTATGTCGATCCGCTCCTGCCGATTCACACGACCGGCACCTTCACAGGGGCCACGCCCGTCGTCGCGGGCGCGAACCAGACCGGCAGCGTGCTCAACGTGTCGGGCCTGGGCAGCAACTACGCGCTGAAGGCGGGCGATGCGTTCTACATCGTTGGCCCGAGGGTCAACGGCGTGAACCCGCTGGCCTACACCTCGACCGGGATGCCGCAGCGGTTCGTGCTCCAGGCGGATGCGTCGGGGAGTGGCACGGCGGCGCTCCAGATCAGCCCGCCCATCGTCACGTCCGGCCAGTTGCAGACGGTGACGGGGTCGCCCAACAACCTCGACGCGATCCAGTTCATCGGCGCGACGGGCACAGTGGGCGCGAACATGGCGGTGACGGCCTCGCGGCAGCAACTCATCTTCAACCCGGCCGCGTTTGCGTTCGTCAGCGCGCCGCTCTCGTCGGACCTGCCCGGCGCGCGGTCGAAGGTCATCACCAACGGCGAGGTCAAGCTGTCCATGCGATGGGCCGAACAGTGGAACATCCAGACGGACCAGAAGCCGTCGCGGGTGGATATCCTGATCGGGGTCGCGGCCGTACAGCCGTACTTCGCCGTTCGGGTCATGACCTAAACGGCAGAGAGGACAGGAGAACAGATATGGCTTGGCAGTCCACAACTCTCGCGGCTCCGATGACGAAGGACGATGTCACCATCGCCGTCGCCAGCGGCACCGGGTTCCCGCCCATCGGCGTGTCGGGAACCAAGAACTTCCACGTCCGCATCGACAGCGAATGGATGCTCGCGGACGGGCAACCGTTCGACAAGGTCGTCAAGGTCAAGCGGCGCGGCGACCAGGGCACGGCAACGGCGCCGCATGACATCAACGCGAGCGTCGTGTTTTCGGGCTCGCCGTTCGATGTCACCGGACTGGCCCCGGCGTCCCTGACCTACCCGCCGATCTGGGATCCGACCCTGCGGACCATCGGGGGCGACCTTGTGATCACGTCGGAGATGATTGCGGCGCTGGGCGAGAACGCCTCGTTCCTGCTCCACAAGCTGACCCCGGCGGCGATCACGCTGGCGAAGCCCACGTTCGCGCAGGATGGGCTGGTGGTGTCGTTCTCGTCGGCGGCACCAGTGGCGCACGTCATCACGTCCACGGGCAACCTTGCGACCGGCACGGCGGCTCCAGGCAACACGGCGACGTTCGGCGCGTTCACCGGCGCGGGCATCTCGTTCGTGGCGGCGGGCGGGCTCTGGAACGCGCGCGGCTCGGCGGGCGTCACCGTCGCCTAGCTTCCGGTTTTCGGGCCTCATGTGAGGCCGAAAAAGCGGAAGTAACACCTACGCGGGGGCAGGCTTCTGGCCTGTTCCCGCGCTTTCCACAGGATTTCCACAGATGGCGGAACAGCACTACGACGGGCCAGCAATCCAGATCAACCCGGCGTCCGGCTACGCGGTCGAGATGCGGAAGTGGGAACACACCTTCACGCAGTTCGGCCCGCCGGGACGAACGTGGACGCATGAGGAATACCCGATCTCGCTGTATCTGGCCGGGCACCCGCCGGGACGCCCCGGCAAGATCGAGATCCTGCACGACTCGACGCGCACCGCGCGCAACGACAGCGAGCGCACGGCAGCGGAGCGCGACGGTTACGACGTGTCCCAGGAAAAGGCCATCGAGAAGCAGGTTGCGCGCGATCAGGCAATGGCGCGCGCGGCCGCAGAGTCGAACTTCGCGGATCGCTTGATGTCCGTGAAGGCGCTGGCGGAAAAGGCCGAGGTTGAGGACGCGACCGCGCAGCACGTCGCGGACGTGCCGCGCCTGAACCCCAAGACCGGCAAGCGCGTCATCGAATAGCGCCCACGGGGCACGAGGGCAGGCATGGGGATCACGGCGTCCACGCTCATCCGCACGTCGATGCAGGATCTGGGCGTCCTGGGCGCGGGCGAGTCAGCGGAAGGCTCGCACGTCGCGGATGGCCTGCGCCGTCTCCAGGTCATGGTGGGCAGTTGGTCGCTCGATCCGTTGACCGCCGTGCGGGTGCAGGGCGAGACGTTCCCGACTATTTCCGGCAAGGCGTCCTACACCATCGGCCCAGGGCTGGAGTTCAACACCACGCGCCCCGTGGGGCAGCAGTCCATCGTGGCCGCTGCGTTGCTCTTGAACCAGGGTCAGCCGACGCAGGTCGAGATCCCAGTCGGCGTGATGACCAACGACCAGTACGCCGGGCTTCGGAACAAGGCGCTGCGGAGTCCGATGTTCACGCATGTGATCTACGTGCCCGGCGCGACGGCACAGGGCCCCACCCCGCCGCCCCCGCCGGGGACGAATACGTTCGGCTCGGGCGTGATCATTCTGTGGCCGGTGCCGACTGACGCGAACCCGCTCAGGCTCTACATCGAGCACACGTTGCCGATGTTCGACAACCTCACCACGTCGTACCCGGTGCCTGACGGCGTCGCCGCCGCGATTCAGCACAACCTCACCATGGCACTGGCTCCGATGTTCCAGGTCGAGCCGCCGGCGTATGTCGTGATGATGGCGGCGCGCACGTTCGCCTCGATGAAGCGCAACAACTACCAGTTCACCGACGTGGCGCTCGATCCGATGTTCACGTTCGGCAGCGGCGCCGGCTACGACATCAACACCGGCGGCACGACGCGGCATGGCTGACTTTTCGACGTTCATCGGCGCGTCGTATCGGTCGCAGTCGCCTGTCTCCGACCAGGAGGAACTGATCAACTGGTACGTCGAGGCGATGGAGTCCACGGGGGCGACCTCCGTGGCCTCGCTCTATCCGACACCAGGGGTGGTGACCTTCGCCACGGCGGTCGGGATGGGCGGTCGCGCGATGTACTGGGGCAATACGGTCGCCAAGAAGGTGCAGTCAGATAAGGGCCGCGCATTCGCGGTGTTCGGGGCGAACTTCCAGGAGATTTTCGAGGACGGGACCAGTCTCGTTCTCGGCACGCTCGCCGTGGACGCGCATCCCGCCACGATCACGGGCGACGGCGCGCTCTTGGGGCACCTGTTCATCACGTCAGGAGGCAAGGGCTACGTTTTCGACCTGACAACCAACGTACTGACGGAGATTCCTGAACTGGTCGCCACGCAGGGCGGCTGGGTCGATGGCTACTTCCTGGCGTTCGACATCGTCAACGGGCAGGTGCGGTTCAGTTCGCTCCAGAACGTGCTGAGTTGGCCCGGCAGCAACGTCATTGCGCGCACCATCGGGGCCGACCCCTGGCGCTCGATGGTGATCACGCCCTACGCCCAGGTGCAGTTGATTGGCTCGCAGACCGGCGAGGCGTGGTTCAACGAAGGCACCGGCAACACGCCGTTTGCCCCAGACCGGTCGGGCTCCGTGCCGTTTGGCTGTGGCGCGACGTTCTCCACGGCGGTGGTCGGCGACGCGATCATGTGGCTCGGCAAGACGCCAGACGGCGGCTTCCAGGTGATGCGGGCGAAGGGCTACCAGCCGGTGCGCGTCTCGACACACGCGATGGAGCATGAAGGTGCCAGCTACCCGCGCCTCGATGACGCCATTGGGCAGTGCTACACGGAGCAAGGGCACACGTTCTACCTGTTGACGTTCCCGACCGCTGGCGTGACGTGGTGTTACGACGAGTCCGCGCCCGAGGGCCGGCGCTGGCACAAGCGCGGGACGTGGATTTCAGAACTGGGCGCGTACAAGTACTGGCGTCCGGTGTTCCATTGCTTCGCGTTCAACAAGCATCTGATGGCCGACCGGGAAACGAGTGCGGTCTATCACCTCTCCAACCGTTTTCCGAAGGACGTGGACAACCGCGTGATTCGCCGGTTGCGGCGCTCGCCGACCGCCCAGGTCGAGAACCAGTTGATCGTCTACCACTGGTTTGAGCTCCTGTTGGAAACAGGCATCGGCCAGGATCTTTCCCCGCATGGCCCGCCGCCCACGGTGATGATGCGGCTGTCGAAGGACGGCGGGCGCACCTGGGGCGACGAGCGGCACGCGGCGGCGGGATCGCTGGGCTTCTACCAGACGCGCGTGTATTGGTCCCGCGTCACCCAGGCACGGCAACTAGTGATTGAGGTCACGGTCAGCGACCCGATCCGCAACTGGCGCGTGACCGCCGCGTACCTGCGCTCGCCGCAGCAACAGCGGGGAGCGGCCTGATGCCGCGCCGCAAAACGATCCAGCAGTTGCTGGAAGAGCGCCAGATGGAAATCGATCTGGAAGGACTACGGAAGCACCTGGAGGAAACGAGCGGCCGGGAAAAGCGAATCCAGAAGATCCTCGACGGGGACAGGGACAAGCCCAAGAAGGCATGGGATCCCGACACGTTGCCAGACCTGCCGCCCGCGCCGAACAGCACGTTGCTTCAGCCCGATCCCCTGGTTGTTGGCTCGCCCATGCTGGCGCAAGTTGCCAAGGCCGTTCTCGATCTTGATCCAGAGACGAAGGCGCGTGCGGGCATCATCACGCAGGGGCCGAATGAATCGTCCATGCGATTGATGGACAAGTCTGGGCTCCCGATGGACTACTTCGACGGCACCAGCCTCGCGGGTGTGACGGACGTGGTGCCCAACGACACCAACACGCGCGCGGTGGGGATTCAGCCTGGGATGAGCGACTACCTGACCGTGGCTACGCTCATCCACGAACTGGCGCATGTGGCGGGCGGGTACGAGGGGACAGCGGAAAAAGCCGAGACGTTCCTCAAGGAGCGGCCCGTGACGCATAGCGCCCTGCCTAAGAGGAAGCGGTAATGGCGCTCACATCCGGCCTCGCGCACTCGGAACTGGTAGACGAAAACCGGTTCATGACGCAGCCCTGGCAGACCCACTTCCGCGAAGTGAACACGGCGATTGCCTCCGCACCGTCGAAAGAAACTGTCCTCCAGTTGCCGCCGCAGACGGGCCTGATCAACTTCGCCACGCTGCCGGTGACGCTGCTCGCGCCGGGGGTCTATCGCGTCTCGATGTCGGTGCGCGTCACGACGCGCGCGACCACCTCCTCGACGCTGGGACAGGTCGATCTGCACTGGACCGATGGCGCGGTGCCCTGCTCGCAGGGCGTGATTCCGGCGCTGACAACCAACACGACTTCGACGGTGGGGAGCGGCGTCATCGTGATCCGCGTGGACTACAACACGGCGATTGCCTACTCGGTGGGCTATGCCTCTGTTCCGGCCGACGAGATGACGTACGAACTGCGGATCGTGCTGGAAGGCCTGGGGGGCAAGTAGATGGCGACGCAAAACACCGGTGTCCAGTGGGACGCGCAGGGGCGACCGTACGTTCTCAATTACCTGGACTCACGCGGGCGTCCAACAGGTACCGGAACCGTCAGCTATATTTCGCCCACTGAAGTCCACGCACAGAACCGCTACGGGGCAGATCCCAGGCTCGCGGCGTGGGCCAAGGAGACGGGCTCGTCGCCGGGACAGAGTCTGTGGCGCGAGCGCGGCGTGTGGGACCCGAAGAAGGGCGAGTGGGAGCGCGGGTTCAACTGGGACAACGTCATGAACATCGGCGTGGGCGCGCTCGTTGCCGGGCCGGCGATTGCGAGCGCCTTCGGTCCTGGGACGGCGGCGCCGGCTGCCGCTGCACCTGGAGCCGCGCCCACCGCTGCCCCGCTTCTGGTGAACACCGCCGCGCCCTGGACCGCCACACTGCCCGCCGCCGCGCCGTTCGGGGAAGCCGCGATTCCTTCCGTCACGGGGGCGTTGGCCGGGTTGCCGTACGTCGAACCGCTTGTGAATACCGCCAGTCCATTTCTGGCGAACTTGCCGCCGACACCGGGCGCTGGCGAGGGGGCGCCAGTTGTCAATAGCCTGCTCGGTCCACCGCCAAGCACCCCCAACACCGGCAACAGCCCTGGCACAAACGGGCTCAGTCTCCCTGGCAACCTCCTGGACTGGGTAAAGCTGGGGGCCGCAGGGGTGCAGCAGGCCCTGAACTATCTGGCCCAACAAGGGGCATCGGAGGCGCAGTTGCAAGCCGCAAAAGACGCGCTGGATTTTGCTAAGCGGGCCTACGACGAACAGAACAAGAAAGAGCAGGAACGCTGGGACGCCAACGAGGCGCGCCGCGTGCCTTACCGACAAGCCTCGCTCGCCGCGCTCAGGGAACTGCGCCGCGTGCTCGGCATTGAGAAGGACGTGTAGCGATGTCACTTCCGCCTGCTGACGAGGGCTACCACTGGGAGATCGATCCGACCACGGGCGAGTACTTCCAATTCCCCAACGACACCGTCAACAACCCGCCTGATGGGAGCGTGCCGGTCGGTGCGCCGAATGTGAACCCGACCAACACGGCCCCTGACGGCACCGTGACGACCACGCCCAACACGGGTGGTGGTGATGGTGGCGGTGGCGGTGGCGGTGGCGGGAACAGCGACTGGTTTGAGGGCCGCAGCTTCGGGCCAGCGCAAGAAGCCGCGTGGATCAGCGAGGCGCTTGGCAAGGGCGTGCCGCAAGGCTGGATCGACAGCTTCATGGCGCGCAACCCGCACGACGCCAACCGGATCTACGAGCAGTGGCTCGATGAGCAGACCGCGAACGGTGCGGCCAACCGGAACGGGGGCAGCGGTGGCGGCGGTGGCGGCGGTGGCGGTGGCGGCACTTCGCCGCTCAACCCTCCGGGGCCGTTCGTCGCGCCGAAATACACCGCGCCCGTCTGGAACCAGCCGGCGGCATACGTCGCGCCGATCTTTCAGGAGCCCGATCCCTGGACGTACGCGAAGTTCGAGGCGCCGACGCTGGAGCAAGCGAAGAACGAGCCCGGCTATGCGTTTGCGATGGAAGAAGGCGCGAGGGCACTGGAGCAGAGCGCCTCTGCGAGAGGCACGCTGAACACCGGCGGCACGCTGAAGGATCTGATCGGCTACGGCCAGCGCCTGGGCGAGTTGAACTACAACAACGTGTTCAACCGCTCGGAGGATCTGTGGTCAACGAACAAGGATCTGTCGAAGTCGATCTGGGATCAGGATTACGAGGCCAAAAAAGACAAGTTCGACTACGACAGCGCCGGTGGGCTAGAGCAGTACACGCAGGGCTACAACGCCTCCAAAGCTTCCCATGAGGCGTTGGTGCATTCGGCCGAGGCTGAATACAAGCCGATTTACGACTCGGCGTACCAGAGCTACCTGACCAGCTACAACGTGTGGCAGGAGTTGTTCAGGGCGGCGCAGGAACTGGAACAGGACAACGACTGATGGCTGGACCGCTGACCTCGCCGTGGGCGCCGCCGGAAGGCCGGCTCCAGGATGCGTTCCGCATCGCGGACATGATCCGCGACACCGGCCGCATCGAGGCGCAGGGCAAGTACAACAAGCGCATGGCCGTGTCGGACCTGATCGGCGGCGTCGCGGACACCGCGTTCGGCATGATCGAGGCGAACCAGCAGAAGAAGGCGCTGCAAGAGATCGGCGCCATCCTCACGTCTGGGCAGCCGTTCGACGCCCAGGCGCTCGTCGCCAAGTACGGCATCAAGGCGACGAAAGAGGCGTACTCGCTCTACTCGGCCATGCTGCCGAAGGAGGGCGAGCCGTTCACGCTCGGGGAAGGGCAGACCCGGTTCGACGCGAAGGGCAACATTCTCGCCACGGGGCCGGCGAAGAAACCCACGGCGGCGGAACAGCGCGAAGCCGAGAAGTACGCCACGGACCAGCGTGCCGACACCGTCGAGACGCAGATGCGGACCTGGGCCGACGAGGCGCTCCGGTCTGGCGCCAACCCTTCCGACGTGCAGAGCCAGTATTTCCGGGAAGTGGGGAAGGCATACCCCACGTCGATGAACCCGGAGACGCCGAACGAAGTCGCCCTGGCGATGCGCGCCGCGCAGGGCGACGCGCAAGCGGCACAGGCGCTAAAGCTCCTGCGCGAGCAGAAGGACGGCGGGCGGAACCCGACCGAAGCCTCGCTCGCGCTCGACGCGGCCAATGGCAACGCCGCCGCCGCGAAGGCGCTGGAGATGCTCCGACGCGGCGGGAGCCCGTCGAATCCGACCGAGGCGTCGCTGGCGCTGGCGGCGGCGCGCGGAGACAAGGAGGCAGAGAAGGCCCTGGAACTGATGCGCCCGCCGAAAGCGGCCAAGCCGCCAACCGGCGAGCAAGCGCGGGCGCTCGGGTTCTACCATCGCGCCGCCCAGGCGGCAGCGGAGCTCGACCGGATCGAAACCAAGATCCGGGGCATGGGCATCGTGGGACAGGCGTGGATGAACAACGCCTGGAACTTCCTCCAGCCCGACGACCTCCAGGCGTACAACAACGCCTCGCAAATCTTCAACGAAGCCCGGTTGCGGAAGGAATCGGGCATGACGATCCGCAAGGACGAGGAACAGAGCGGCCGCGCGAACTTCTTCATCGACACCGGTGACGCCGACACCACCATCGACCAGAAAATTCGGGCGCGCTACGGCGTCCTGGCGGAACTGGCGAAGCAGGCTGGCCCCGCGCTCCTGAACGACGTGGGCGACGAGGCCGAAGTCCAACGCATCATCGCGGAGCACGCGCGCCGTGCCGCGCTCCCCGCTGGCACGGCCGCGCCGCCCCCGCCCCCGGCGCCGGGGGCCGTCAACCGTGGCGCCGGCACCTTCGGGACGCGCACTCGACGCGGCAATGAACCCAGGCGTCGTGGCAGCGTTCCACCCGTTGCCGTGCCGGTCGCGCCGGCTCCACCGCCGCCCACCGTGGGGGCGCTCGTCGCCCCCCAGGCGGCACCGCCGGCCCCCGTCGCCCCGCCGCGCGAGGGCTTCAATCGGTCGTACGATACGCCGGCCCCGGCGCAGTTGCCGCCGGTGGATGCTCAGGGCCGGCGAGTCCAGGCGCCCGTGGCACCGCCGGTGGCGCCGATCCCGCCCCCGCCTGAAGTCGCGGCCCTACTGGCGGATCAGCCGCCTGGGGTCCACGAGCTCTCGGACGGGTCCGTCTGGCGCAAGATGCCGAACGGCACGCTGATGAGGCTGAAGTAGTGGCCGGCCCGCTCACGATTCGGAAGTCCACGCCCGACCCGAAGCCGCCGCCGCGCGCTCGCGTGGACGACCCGGCCGACGACGACAAGAAGATGCTGGCGGCGGCAGTGCGCCGCGTGTTCAACGTCAAGCCCGAGGACGAGAAGGGTGAGCCGCTGACGCGCGGCACGATGGCGGTGGCCGAGGCCATCGACTGGGCGCTGAAGAACGGACCCATCGCGGTCCAGCGCGGCCTGGACGACATGTTCAACGAGGCGGCGACCAAGGAGTTCAAGGACGCCAATTACTCGCGGGGTGGCCGGCAGGCCGTCCAGGGCCTGGGCGTCACCGCCGGGATTGCCGCCGCGCCCTACCTCGCCTCTGCCGCTGTCGCCGCGCCGCTGGCGACCGCCGCCGACATCGCCGTGGGCACCGCCGCCGGTGTCGGCACGCACAAGATCGTGGAGCCCACCGCGCGCATGATGGGCGCGAACCCTGATCAGGCCGGGCTCGCGGCCGACATTGCCTCGTTCGGGGTCGGCATTCCGGCGTCCGTCTACGGCACGCCGCGCGTGCTGTCGGCGGTCGAGCAGGGCGCGGCACGCCTGGGCTGGCGCCCAGGCGGCGGCACGCCCCCGCCCCCACCGCCGCCGAGTGCGCCTCCCGGCGTGACGATGGCGTCGATGACCGCCATCCCGCCCACTCGCCCAGCCGGCGGTGTGTCGAACTGGCCGGGCGGTCCTGGTGTGTCGCTGGCGCCCACGGCGAGCGCGCCCTACACGCACGGCGCCTACGTGCGGGCGCAGAAGGCCGCGAAGAAAGCCGGCCGCTGGTTTGACGACCTGATTGTCGCCGCGCCGCCGACGAAGAAGATCAACTACAAGAAGGAGTTACCGGACAGCGCCCTGCCGCACATCGAGGCGCACGCGACCGGCGACCTGACGACCGGCGAGAACACGTTCGATGTCGCCATCGACTCGGCCGACAACGCCGTGAAGTTCATGCACGAGCGGTCGGCGCAGTTGATCGACGCGACCCCGAACGCGCGGCTCAAGACCGATCCGCTGTCGAAGGCCGAGTCGCGGCTGGCCCAGCACGAGGATCAGACGTTCCTGGGGAAGGGCGTGGCGTCGCTCCTGGAGCGGTACCCGATCCTGCGGACCCCGGAGAAGCTGTCGCTCAAGCGCGCGGATCGGATCCGCTGGGAGCTCTCACAGCGGAACCGCGCGGCGCTCCGCGAAAACAAGTGGGACATCGGCAACCTGCGCGCGACGAACGCGGAGTTCGCCGCCGACGAGCAGGCCATGATTGCGCTCCGCGAAGGCGTCTACGGGGGCCTGGAGGACGCTGGTATTCCCGGTGTCGCGGCGATGCGGCGGGCCGAAGGCGACGTGATCGAGTTTCGGGACGTGCTGGGACAGTACGCCCACCTAGGCGGGAACAAGATCCCTGGCACCGGGCTCCCAAGGGGCGTGAACCAAGCCATCCTGGCGAACCCAACCTTGCCACTGCGCGGCAACCGCGCGCTGGCGTCTGCCGCCAACATCATCGCCGGCAAGAACAAGCGCAACGAGATGCTCGCGCGGGTGTTCCGCGAGCGCGCCAAGACGCCCGGCGCGCGCCCGACGTACCCGAACCTGCCGGCCGCGCCGGCCGCAGCCCCTGCGGCAGCGGCGCCCGCTATGGCCGTGCCGCCGGCTACGCAGCCCTTCCGCCCGCCGGCTACCGCGATGGCGACGCCGGCCAGCGCCGGCCTGACCGTGCCTGGAGCCGGCCGGCCCGCTCCCAGGCCGGCGGGCCCGATGGTGCCTGGAGTCGGCCGGCCGGCGCCGCCCCCGCCCCCGCCCGCCGCGCCCCCGGCGCCACCGGTGCCGCCGCCGAATGTGCCGGGGCTCGGGCGCCCGATGCCGCCGACGCAGCAGCGCCCGCCCAGGCCGACCGGCGCACAAGCTGGGTCGCGCTGGGCGGGGTCGCCGCTCGACGCGGAAGCGCGCCGGATGGGCGTCTGGCTGAACGACGAGCAGTTAGCCCTGGCGGATGTCCTGATGCGGAAGTACGCCCGCGACCCGCAGCAGGCCATCCTGACCGTCCTCCAGAAGGCGCCGCAACTGGCGACCGCGCCGCCGGTGCAACGGCAGTTGCCGGCGCCGGGTCGCGTCCTGACGACACCGCCGCCCGCGCCGACACCGCAGCCGCCCGGTACCCGTGTCACGCCGGGCGCCGTCGCGGCGCGCGATGCCTGGGGGCGTCCGACCCAATTCTCGGGCGACCCGAACGCGGTCGATGTGCCGTTCCCGCCGCGCGGACCACAAGGCCCGTTCAACCCGCCGCCGGGCGCCGCGCCGCCTGGAGCGCCCCCGCTCGGGCCGGGTCCAATGGGGCCGTTCAACCCGCCGGGGTCCGTCGTGCCCCGCGGGGGCGGTGCGCCGCCTCGACCGGGAGGGGCGCCGCCGGCCGGTGGTGTTTCTGGTGGTGTTTCGCCTAGCGCAACACCTGGGCGCGTCACGCCCAAAGACCAGATGGACTACGCGAAGGAGCTTCTCGCGAAGGGGATCGAGACAGACCCCAACGTCGCGTGGGAGCGCGCCCAGCGTGAGCGGCCCATCGTCAACCCGGAGCCGGCGCCGTCCCCCGAGGGCAGCAATGTGCCCCGGATCCAGCGAGGTGAGGCGCCCGTGCGCCCGGCGCCGGCCGCGCCCAGGCCGGCCGAGAACACCATCGACGCCGCCGTCGCGCGCTCTGGCACCGCCCTGTCGCCCGTGCATCGGCAACTCGCGGACGCGGCGATGAGCCGAGGATCGTTGCCGGCCGACGACATTGTCCGCATCGTCAGCGAGATGTCGGACGAGCAGGCGCAGCGGATGCTTGATGAGTTCCTGGAGATCCAGCGCGCCCAGGCGGAACCGGCCCCCCGCAACCTGGGCGGGATCGTGGAACAGCCGGCGGCGCCGGCACCGGTGGACTTGGGGCAGTCGGTGATTGACGAGCCCATCGGCAGCGACCTGACCGGGCCGACGACGAACCCGCGCCCGCCAGCGGGTAAAAAAAAAGATCCGGTAGCCGAAGGTAGGCGGCGCAGGCCGAACCGGGAGGATCACGAGTTGACGCCCGGCGAGCTCCAGACGCGGCTGTACATCGAGGGCGTGACCCTGTCGATCCCGCAAGTGGAGCGCGTGCAGGCGCTGTTGCGCGCGGGCGCGACACGCGAGGACGCCGTGACGGCCGTCATGCAGGGCGCGGATGTCCCCGACACCAACCGCCTCCTGGCCGGCGGCGCCGCCGACGCAAATGCCCTAGCCGACAGCCGGCCGGCCGGGATGGAAGTGAACGCCGGCACGCATCTGCGGAGACTGCCCAATGAGTCGCCCCAGGCGCTGACGAAGCGGCGCCGGGACGCCAAGCGCGCCGCGTTCAATGCGCGCTACATCGACCACTACCGCGAACTGTTCGACCTAGTCGCCGCGCACGCGAAACAGGTCGATCCCGACGTAAACCTGGAGACGCTCCAGGCCGCGCTCGATGACCGCGTGAAGCACTACGAGGAACTGGTCAGCCAGTACCTGGAAAGCCCCGACAACCCGCAACTATTGCTCAAGGAGATTGCGCGCAAGGGCGGCATCAACACCGAGGACTCGACGTTCCCCGGCGAGGTCAAGCGGCTCCTGGAGGGTGTGAAGTTCGGACGGTTCGGCGGTGTCGAGGGCGTGTTCCGCAAGGGCGGCAAGAGCATCTCCGACATCGCGACGGACCTGACCCGCGAGGGCATCCGGGGCTTGGACAACACGTTCGCGCACCTGGAGGAACAGGGCGGCAAGCTCGCGGAGTTGCTCGACTGGGCCGGCGCGAACCCGCCGAAGTACGAGGAGGGCGTGCTGCCGGGCAGCGACAAGCTCCGCGACATGGGTGTGGAGCTCGACCGCCCCTGGTGGCGCAGCGCCGAGAAGCCGCCGACCGATGCCGACGACGGAGACGCCTTGGACGAACTCGGAGATTTCTTCGCCAACCCGGAGGACGGTGGACCAGCGCCATCGGAAGGGCTCCTGGAAGGTGAAAACGATCCGTACTTCCAGCGCCTGATCGACGCGCTACGGCGGAGGGGATGGTCAGAGGAGGACATTGCCGAAAACATGAAGGCGAGGAACGAGGCGGCGCAACGGTTCCGGGAAGAACGGCAACAGCAGTCCGGTGGCGAGAAGGTGGACATCCTCGACACCGGCGAGGAGCAGCCGCGCCTGCCAGGAGCCGGCGACGTGCGCGACCAGAACATCAAGACACCAGAGATCGACCTGCCGTTCAGCCTCTCGGGCGGCGTGAGCGAGCGCCCGCAGGGGACGGCGCAAGACCTGTTCGGCAACCGGCCGATCGCGCAGGCGCCGCTGTCTCCGAATACGCTTAAGGATCCCAACGTCCAGGGTGGCGTGACGATCAAGAACTACGTCGGCAATGTCGCCTCCAAGCTGGATCGCGCCACGAGTCGAATCGCGGACCTGAAGGCGCGCGGGATGAGTGACAGTGAGGCCAACGCAGTCACGCGCGAGCACGCGGAGATTGCCGCCACGGTCGTTGAGTCACTCGATGACGCGAAGGCGCTACTGGTGCGGATGCGAGAGCTTGATTGGCGCCTGGATCGCTCACACAGGGAACTGCCGAAACCTCCGAAGAAGAAGGACTGATGGCGATCTACACACTCGTCGCGTCAGCGCAGCGGCGTCGTGAGCGCCTGTTCCAGGGTCATCCCCCGGCGCAGGCGTTGGTGGACAGTCGTGCTGTTGATTCCGTGCTCGCGTGCCAGTACGCGGAGCGGCTTGCGCTCGCCGTGAAACTCACGCGCGTTGTAGCGCGGCTCCGTCAGGGCGCGCTCGATGGGCCAGCCAAGTCTATATACACGCAGGAACAAGCACAGCCTGGGAAGGCCCGTTCGTCGCGCCCAGGCGGTCAGCGTCAGCGTTTCTCCATTGAACGTGAAGCGCCGGATCGATCTCTTGTTGTTGTTCTGTTCGGTGGCGGTCGCCCAGTAACAGTTCGACGGGCCGTAGTGTCCGTTATTGTCGCGGCGCTCAATCGAGTGCTTTGCGCTTGGACGTGGCCCCATGTCGCGCAGGAATGCCCAGAAGTCGGTGCGCCACGCCTCACAGACACGAATGCCCCTGCCGCCCCAATAGGGGTAGTGCTTGCAGGTAACGGAGTAGCATCGCCGCTTCATCTCGCGCCATGTGCCGTACTCGGAGGGATGCGCGTTCTTGTGGGCCATGTGGCTGATTATACATAGGTGTAAAAATTGGCAATCCATACCTTATCTCCACAACCGTGGCTCATCTTCCTGGACGACAACGGGCGCACCATCCCCAACGGCCAGTTGGCGATCTATCTGGCGGGCACGTCCACGCCGGTGGCCGCGTATGCGGACTCGTCCGGGGTGGCGCACCCGTTCCCGATCACGCTCGACTGTGCCGGCCGAGTCCCCGGCGGGCTCTACCTGGACCCTGGCCTGAACTACAAGTTCGTGCTGCACCAGCCGAAGGTCGAGGCCCCGCTGGACGGCGCGATCATCAAGACGCAGGACAACATCAGCCCCACGCCGGGCACCGCCAGCACACGGTTGCAGATCTTCATCCCCGGCGACTACGCCAACCTGAACGTGCAGGGCGTGAGTTCCATCGAGTATCACGGCAACGGCGACCTGTTCATTCGCGGCATGACGGGCGGCGTCGTCGGACAGTCGATCCTGATCCGCAACCTGACGGCGGGCCGGATCTGGCTCTATAACGACGACCCGGCGGCGGCGTTCGGGGACCGGATCGGCAACTTCATCCGGCTTGGCCCGATGCCGATGGCCGGGGTCCGCAGCACCGCGCGCTACGTCTACGTCGCATCGGGCTGGTGGGCGATGGAGATTTTCGAGATGGGCGAGCCCATCGTCCCGAACTTCGACCCGGCCGTCTACGGGGGCCTGGGCGGGATGACCTGGACCGTGGAGCCGTCAGATGTGATCTACGAGAACTTCTACATCAGCGGGCGAGAACTCACCTACAGCTTCTTCTTCCAGGCCACGTCGGTCGGAGGCACGCCGGATACCTACCTGCTCCGCACGCTCCCAGTGGGCTGGACGCTGCTGTCTAGCACCCCCGCCGGTGTGAGCAACACCGTCTCTGGCATCCTCGTGCAGGACAACGGCTCGCCGTATACGCTCGGCGTCGCCGCGATGTATGACCACACTCGCGTCCGCTTTGAGCGCGACCCACACCTCGTACCCTGGTCGCTCAGCAACAACCTCACGGCCCTCGTTGGGCGGCTGCAACTGATTCTGGACTAGGCCATGGCACTCGTCATTTCGCCGCAGCCGTGGCTCGTCCTTTTGGACGATGACGGCAACCCTGTCCCGAACGGGCAGCTTGCGATCTACGAAGCGGGCACGTCCACCAAGGTCACGGTCTATACCGATCTGTTGGCGGCCGTCCCGCACCCGTGGCCGATCACGCTCGACAGCGCGGGGCGGATTCCCGGCGGACTGTTCATCCTACCGGAGGTCAACTACAAGTTCGTCCTGCACCAGCCGAAAATCGGCTCGATCAACCTGACCGGCGCGATCATCAAGACGCAGGACAACGTCAGCGGGCACGGCGGCAAGGTCAACGTCAGCGGCAGCGTGCCCGGCGAAGGCGACCTGCCCGCGACCGGCGAGCCGGGCGACGCCTTCATCTCGACCGACGACGGGCACCTCTGGATCTGGGACGACATCAACGGCATCTGGGTCGATGTCGGCGCGGTGCAAGGCCCGCCCGGTATGACCGGCCCGGTGGGGCCACAGGGCGAGCAGGGCATCCAGGGGCCTCCGGGTCCGCAAGGCGACCAGGGCATCCAGGGCGAGATTGGCGTGCAGGGGCCGAAGGGGGACACCGGTGAGCCGGGGCCGATTGGCCCGATGGGACCACAGGGCGACACCGGGCCGATAGGGCTGACAGGCCCGCCAGGGCCGCAGGGTGACCAGGGCCTCCAGGGCGAGAAGGGCGACCCTGGCGAGACAGGCACGGGGGAACAAGGGCCGATAGGCCCGCAAGGGCCGCAGGGCGAGAAGGGTGATAAGGGCGACACCGGTGCGCCGGGCACGGCCTCCGCGCACCACGCGACGCACGAGACGGGCGGCGCCGACGCCATCGTCGCGCTCTCGGGCGCGGTCATCACCACCGGCACCGTCGCGGACGCGCGGCTCAGCACGAACGTCCCGCTGAAGAACGCGGCGAATGTGTTCTCGGCGTCTCCGCAGACCATCAGCGCCCAGTTCCCCCGGCTCAGGATCTCCGACACGGACCAGCCTGCGGACCTGCGCGCGTTCCGCATTTACGGCACCGGGCAGGCGCTGGTCATCGGGGCGATCAACGACGCGGAGACGGTCGCCGCGAACGCCCTTGTCATCGACCGCGCTGGGAACGTCACCGTCAACGGCTCGCTCGTGGCGACGACGCTGGGGATTACGCCGCTTAATTCCAACAGCCTCTCCGCGCCGATTCCCGACGCGAAGCTGTCGAGCAACGTGGCGCTGGAGAACATCCAGAACGTCTTTGTGCCGCTCCAGCAGTTCGCCAACGCCTTAGCGGGCATCGTCCTGCGCGGCACCAGCGCCGCCGCGAACGCGCAGAAGTTCCGCATCGTGTCGAACGGCGCGACGCTCATCCTGCAAAGCACGACCGATGACGAGGTCACGCAGCAAGGGGCGCTGACGCTCGACCGCCTTGGGAATGTGTCCGTCTCCTCACTCACCGCGCCGAACGGCCTCGGCACGACGCCGCTCAACGGGTCGAACCTCGCGGTGGGGTCGGTGCCCGATGCGGCGCTGTCGGCGAACGTCGCGCTACGGAACGCGGCGAACAACTTCACCGGGGACCAGGGCATCGTCAAGACCTTCCCCTCGCTCAACATGAGCGACACCAGCGCGCCCGCCAATGCGCGCGTCGTGCGGCTGATCAACTTCAACGGCGAAATCTTTCTCCAGGCCGCGCTCGACAACGGCACGTTCGTCGCGAACCTGCTCGGGATCACGCGCGCGGGGAACGCCACGGTGGCGGGCACGCTCCAGGCAACGGGGACCGCGACCGTCGCGGCGGCGGGCGTGCCGCGCCTGATCCTCCGAGACACGTCGGCGGGGGTGGATCAGAAGCCGTTCCGCGTGATGAACACGGGCGGCAAGCTCAATCTGGAAGCCATCAACGACGCGGAGACGGTCGCCTATCCAGGGATCTCCCTCGACCGCCAAGGCGTCGTGACGATGGTTGGGCAGCCCGTCACGCACGCGCGGAAGATCAACCCCAATGCTCCCAACTCGACGGAGATCTACACCGTTTACTGGGACTCGATTGTCGTCAACATCGGCGGGTGCTGGAACAACGGCCCCGGCGTGGACAATCGGTTCACGGCGAACGTGGCGGGCACGTATGTCGTCACGGCCGAAATCAACTGGGCGGCGAACGCGAACGGCGACCGGCAGGTCACGATCCGCAAGAGCACGGGGGATTATGTCGGCACCTCGATCACGCGGGCCGCGCCGATCAGCCCCACCTACGTGAACGTGTCCTCCGTCGTCTACATGAACGTCGGCGAGTATCTCGATGTGGTGGCGATGCAGAACTCGGGCACGCAGCTGAACCTGCTGGGCTTCATGCGCTGGGCCAAGGTGTCGTAGGATCCTGCCTGCTCTAAACTGGCCGCGTCGAGCCGGGGCGTTTGGGTGGGCCAGCGCTTTCCGGCTCGACGTGCGTACGGGTAGAATCGGGGCACATCAGTCCCTCGGGGTGGGCCGGTTGTCTGTGGCGGGCAACCGGCCCGTTGTCTGTACGGGCTAGGCGCGCTCGGCCGCGCCCGGTCGCCCAGGCCGATCCGCCGGTCGGTGCGCGGGCGCATCCGCGTGTGGCTCCGTGCGGACGTGCTTGCCCTTCTCCTTCCCGTTGTCGGCGCGCTCCTCGCGGCCATCCGGGTCTACCTGCTTCGCGGGCTTGGCGTGCGGCTCCTTCGGCTGGTCGGGCTGGGGCGGGAACGGCACCGGCGGGTTCGCGCCGGAAGGGATGTTCTCCAGCCGCAGGCCGTAGTCGTCCAGGGCGCGCTCCAGAATCGCCCGCAGCGTCAGCCCCTTCGACACGTCGGCCTCGTAGGCTTTCAGCGCCTCGTCGCCCCACGGCACGCGGAAGAAGGCGTAGAGCTTCTGCATGACCTCCAGCCCTGCGTCGAACAATTCCTTGTTGCTGATGGGGTTGATCTTCCCGTCGTGCTGGGTCTGGTTCGGGTCGGAGAAGTTGATCGACATGGATGCATCCTTTCCAATGGGTTGAAAGGCGCTAGCTTTTATCTTTTCGGTCGATTCCCTGATCCGGCTGGCGACATCTTGCCCGCCATGCACCGAGAACCCTTCGGTATCGATCTCTCCGAAACAGCATTTGCACAAGCGCCGCATCGTCCCTCTCCTGTACAGCAAAGCGCCCGCCGACTCGGAGAGCCAGCGGGCGGTCGAGGTTAACGGCGACGACGATACGCGAGGCCCGCGAGCCCCAGGCCCAGGAGCGACAGCGAGAACGGTTCCGGCACGCCCGGCGGCGGCGGGGGAGGCGGCGGAGGCGGAGGCGGCGGGGGTGGATTGTCGGTGTCGTGGCCGAACACGAAGAAGTGCGACAGGTCGCCGCCGTTCGTGCTGAAGCCCCAGTGTCCGAACGTCGTGCCCTCGGGCAGCAGGAACAGCGCCCACTTCGGCGTGGCTCCGTCCTTGATACCCACCGCGAACTGGTCATACATCCCCGCCAGCGCGGCGCTGATGGTGAACGTGCCGTCATCGTTGCCCGCGTCGGTCGTGAACGAGAAGCCCGCCGGGCTCTCGTTGAGCCCCGTCCACTCATCACCCCAGGCCGCAGGCACGCCGCTGGCGTCGTTCAGGAACTCGTCGGCGTCGGCCTGGGTGCCGGTCAGGTTCTGGTCGCCGTCGTAGAGGCAGTGCGTGGCCTCGGTCACGTAGTACTGCCGGGTGAGCCCGCCCATCTGGGCATCGGACGGGCACTCGTTGCCGGTCACGAACACCGGCGCGGCCTGCGCGCGGCCGGTCAGGGCGAGAAAGACGAGCAGGGCGGGGACGACAAATCTGTGCATATCAAAACTCCTTGTTGCAAACGTGGGGGAAGCGGGTCAGGCGGTTTGCGATTCTACTGCTCCTCCTCTGGGGCCGCTGGGCGACTATCGAACCCGCAGTTGCACCCTGCGTGTGTGCAGCCGTCAGCGATGTCACCGGCCGGGCCATTGTGCGACTCGACGTGGCCGCAGTTCGCGCATGGGGCCGCTGGGGCGGGCAGCGAAGCCAAGATGGTCGATGCGCGTTGAATGGCGCAGTCTCGGCACCACATCCGGGCATCCCCAGGCCAACGCTCGAAGCAGACCATCTCGTCGCGGACGCAGTTGCAGAACAGGGCGAGGTCGCTCAGTCGATTTGCCAACGCTGGGGCGTGCAGCGAAGCCAGCGCCTTCACAGCCACGCCCATGAGGCAGCGGTTACACCACTCTTCGGGGTGGATGTCAGAGTCCTCGCCGCAGCACGTTACGTCGTGCGTGCCCGTGCAGCCTTCCTCGGCCCGGTGCCGCATCTCTTCCGCGACATCCTTCAGCAGCGCCGCCATCACCACGTCCATCGGTGCGCTCCAATGAGTCCAGTGTGTGGGCCTTCGTGCCCTGCCGGTCGAGCGCACGTCACGGTGTCGTGTGAGCCGTCGCCCCACACCGGGTAGTCTGTTGCGCCGCAGTCCTTTGGATTTGGCTTCTCTGGGGCCGCTGGGGCGGGCAGCGAAGCCAGCCATTGAGCAGTGGACTTGTCAAATGCCTTTCCGATTTCCACTTCGGCGTCTAGCGCGGTGAATCCAGGCCCACGCCTCCGCACTATCGCCACCGTGGCGGCATACAGCCCCATTAGGTTTGGCGGCGATTTTCGCTTCCGCAGCGCCGCTGCCGATGAAGCCGTGCTGGCCAGCGCCCTTTCGATGTCGTCAGCCGCCATCTTGAACGCGGCAGAGACGGCGTCGTAGCGGCGCGATATTTCGCCCTGCGCTGGGAGCCTCGCCGCCTGGGCGTTCTCGTGCTCAAGGCGACGGAGCGCCATCGCTGTTGATTCCATCCACTCTCGCAGCGTCAGCGCCGCGCTCGCCGTGTCCGTCGCCTGATGGGTCATCTCGGCTCCTGGGGGGCGCAAGGCGCGTTCAATCTCTTCGCAGAGGAAGACCTCTACGGCGTCGAATACTTGCTCGGCCTGCTCTTTCGATAGCGACCCACAGTAATGCGACCGATCGAGCTCGCGCCCACAGGTGAAGCCATCTCCCTTGATGTAGTGGGAGACCTCGAAATACACCGACCAGTCGTCCTTGCCCATCTACTTCTCCTCCTCTGGGGCCGCTGGGGCGGGCAGCGAAGCCACCTTGTTAGCCCACTTGTTGTCTGGATGCACGCTGTAGAAGTCGAGCCCCCTGGAGAGCGCAAACGCCTTGAGTGCTTCAGCCGCTTCGGTCGGCTGCATGACCATCCACCGCTCGTCCCGCATGTCGCCGCCAGAGAGGTAGCTGGCGAAGTCACACAGCGCCCCATACAGCAGCGCCGCGCTCGCCGTGTCCATCGCCTCGGCTCCTTCTGGAATGGTTCGCCAGCAGTGGTGATACCGCTGGCACCACGACCGCGCGCAGCAGTTGCCGCAGTCAGCCAAAGAGCCCTCCCTGCCGCAGCGTCGGGCGCACGGCGACGACACCCAGGTCGGGCCGGTGCCAGGACATCCGCACGCGCATCGCCGCGTCCTCGGAGCGGAACAGCCACACGTCGGGGCGGCGCGGCGGGCGCTTGACGAGCAGCCGGGGGAACGACTCCCAGGTGCCGTCCGTCAGCAGCAGCGAGTCGTCCTCGACGGTCGCGCCGAACATCACCAGGGCGTAGCTCACGTCGGCCGCATCTTCGACATCAGGGCGCGGTCATCGACGGCGAGCTTCTCGCCCTTGCGCTTGGGGGCGCGGCGCTTGCGGCCGGAGCCCTTGCACGCCTCGCACGGCACCGGCGCACCGGCGACCACGCGCGTGCAGGTCCCTCGGCAGTCGGTGCAGCGGTCGGCAGGCGGGACCGCGTGCTTGTGGGTCGGGCACGGGGCCTGCGAGAGACACCACGCTACGTCGCACATCTTCATCCGACCAACCCGATCAGGACGGCGACCACGAACACCACGCCCGCGACGAGCGCGACGAACACGACCGCGTTCAGGACCGCGTCAGCAAACGAGCGCCCCGGCGGCGGCTTCGGCGGATCGAGGAAGGACCGCATCTGCGCGACACGGTCTGGGAAGCGCCAGTCGAACCTGTGTTTCATGCCCCGGCTCCGTCCTTCTGGCGCGGCGGCTGGCCTTGCCGCTTCGCCCAGCAGGCGTCACAGCAGTACTCGCGCGTGCCGTGCTCTGGCCCGTGCCAGTAAGGCTCTGACGAGCCGCACGGGCAGGGAACAATGGGCAGTGCTCTCTGTGGCTGGCTCACTGTCCTGCCTCCTGGCGCGGCGGCTGGCCTATCGGCCCGCCACAGCCCGCGCAGGGCCGGGCGTCCTCAGGTGCCCAGCCGTAGCCGTCGCGCGCCCTGGGCGGCGCACAGCCAGCGTGATACGCGGTGTAGCCGTCCTGGCCGAGTGCGCCATTCTGGAGCTTGAGCCCGAAGAACTCCTCGATGGCCTCGTTGCGGCGGGCCTCCTGTTGGGCCTCTCGACGCCGCCTCCATGCAGATCCGCGCATTGATGCCTCCGTCAGAAAGGGATCTCGTCCGTGAACGGCCCAGGGTCGCCCGCCTCCATCGGCGCCGCGTCCTGGCGCGGCCTCGGCGTGTAGCCGGCGCGAATGCGCGCGGCCCAGCCCCTGGCGCGGCTCGCGTCCAGGCGGTTCCACCGGGCCTTGTCCTTCATCTCCTGGCTGGGGTCCAGGTCGTTCTGGCCGGCGAAATACTCCAGGCGCTCCGCGACAAGGTCGAGGTATTCCGGCGGGCACTCGCTGAAGTGCTTGCCGGCCATCGTCGGCCCGGTCCAGTCGCGCGGCGACTTCGCCCGCACTTCCGGGTCGCCAAACTTCCCGTCCAGGTCGAAGTCTGACGCCACGCGCGGCGGCTCGGGCTGTGCCTGCCTCGGCGTGTGCGGCGACACCGGCGGGCCATTCCACGGGTTCGGCGGCGGCGCCGGAACCGGGTGGGCCTGCTGCATCGACAGCAGGCCCACCAGGATGCCGAGTTTTGCGTCGATCTGTTGCAGCAGGCGGATTGCGTCGTCTCCGGTGGCCATCGCTACTCCATTTCCTCTGGCGCGTAGATGCCGTGAATCACATCGGGGCAGACGAGGCGGCAAATCTTCGCCCCGGCGCGGGCGACTAGCAGGTCGGCCGGATTCTTGACCCAGCCGCTGCCCGGCCGCACCAGCCCTGCGGCCTGGGCCTCTTCGATGGTGTAGGAGAGCGTCACTTCCGGGTCACCCTTGCGCTTGATGGCGAACGTGGCGATCTTGTTTGTGCGCTCGGTGCAGCGCAGATACTCCACCAACCCGGAGCGCATCACGAGCGCGCGGATCGCGTCAGCCGCCAGGACCGGCTTGCTGTCGATGACGTGGAAGGCGCGGAGGCTGTGCATGGTCGCCATGCCCATCTCGCGGCCCGCCATGATCGTCATCATGATCGCCTGCGCGCTCCCGTAGGAACCGAACAGGTGCGAGTCGAGCGCCCACTTGGAGATCGTTTGCGCCTCAGAGATCGAGCGCGGCTCCAACTGCCGCGAGTAGTCCGCGTCGATCACCTGGGGCACCAGCGCCGTCGTCGGCTCGGGCTGCTTCCGGCGCTGTTCCTCGGGCGCAGGCTTCGCCTCCAGCCGCTTCGCGGCCTCGTCCACGATCACCTCGATAGGCTTCTGTGGCGCCGGATGGCTCTCGGGCACGGGCGCAGGCTTCGCGGCCTCGGCCTGCATCGCCTTCATTTCCTCCACCGTGACGCGCGGCGTGGACTCCACGGCCGGCGGCTTCGGCTGACGCACGCGGCGTGCAGGGGCCGGCGGGGGCGCCTCGGGCAGGAGCGGCACCGCGTGCGCGGCTTCCGCAGACTTCTCGATCTGGGCGCGATACGGCGCGAGCTCCGCGTCGGTGGCCGGCGGCGTGGCCGGCGCCGGCAGGCCGGTCGGATCGGCATCGAACGCGAAGCCCGAATCGGCGGGCACGTCAAACAGCGGTTGCGGTCGTTCCACGGCAATGTCCTCGAAAGGAATCGGGAGATCCGCGCGCAGGCGAATCAATTCCATCACGTCATCCGCCCGCGACAGGAAGGCGCCCAGGGACGCGGACACGGCCGGGGCGAACTGGCCGGCGTCGGCGCCCCAGGCGGTGTAGACCCCGTCCAGGCTGCCGTAGGTACCCAGGAGCTTCACGGCGGTCACGGGGCCGATCTTGTCGGCGCCCTTGATGTTGTCGGAGGCGTCGCCCACGAGGCACAGGTAGTCGGGAATCTGATCGGGCCGCACGCCGAACTTTTGCAGCACGACCGCCGCGTCGATGGTCGAGCCATCCTTCAGCGACTTCAGCGTCACGCGCTCGTTCACCAGGGCGAGCAGATCCTTGTCGGCGCTCACGATCTGCACCGTGACGTTCGGCGCCAGGAGCGCCCGCCGCACCGCTGACGCGATGATGTCATCGGCCTCGAATCCCTCGATGCTCCAGATCGGGAAGCCTTCCGCCTTGAGCGCGTCCGTCACCAGATCCATCTGGTGGTAGAGCGGCGCGCGGTCCTCGACCTTGCGGTTCGCCTTGTAGGTCGGGTCTTTGTCCCGGCGCACACTGCGCTTGCTATCGCAGGCGATGGCGACGTGCGTCTGCCCGTGCGCCAGCCCACGAATGCGGTCGAGGCTCTGGACGGAGGTGGCGTTCGGATTCGGATCGGACGCGGCCATGTGCCACGCCGGGTAGACGATGCTCGGCAGGTCGATGAGTAACACGTTCGTCATTGATGATGCTCCTGGTCGTCGGGAGGCGCGGGGGCGCGCTTCCGCATGGTGTAGAGGTAAATCACGGCGGCAGCGGTACTGAAGATGCCGGCCAAGTCTCGGCACTGTTCGCCGGTAAGAATGATCACGAGCGCGGCGCGGATGCCGTCCTCGGTGGACGCCAGCCGCAATTCCATCGTGCCTTCCACTTGCCCGGCGGACACGCTGATCTCGGTGTCGAAGCCGTCCCACTGGTGCAGGATCGAGCCAACGGTGTGGGGAGGGGTCATGGCGCCGAGATTACCGCCACGCGATTGCATTGTCAATCGTTGACAATCGCCGCCCCGTCCCCTACCCTCGCTCCATGACTAAATCGGAAGCCCTGACGGCGATCCAGCGACACGCGGTGAAACAGAAGCTGACCCTGCGGCAGCTGTGCGCGCTCGCGGAGGTGAACTACATCACCGTGTGGCGCTGGTTCCAGAGCAACACGACGCCCCGGCCGCGCACCGTCCAGGCGTTGCTCGACGTGCGCGTGAAGGTGCAGGGCCCGTCGCCGTGGAAGCGGATCAAGATCCAGAAGCCGGCGGAATAGATGCCTGCGCGAACCATCTCCCAGCGTGACGCGCGGATGTACAAAAAGCGGTGCATCGAACTGGAGCGCCGCGAGCGCGACCGGGCCTCGCGATGGCCCACGGATTACCCTGGCGGCGTGAACTTCATCAACGTGTTGGTCCCCCCTCTCGACTTGGCGGCGTGCAGGACCGCGAACGTCCTGGGGCACTACATCGTCGCCATTCCTGGCGATGGATTCCTGCGCCTGTTCGGCATCCCGGTGAAGCTGTGATCCGCGACAGCGAAGGGCGCGAGCTTCCGGCGTTGCCGACAGACGGGCGCTCGTATGATGAGCATCACGCGGAGCCGGTGTCGGTCGCTTGTTCGGCGTGTGGGCGTCTCTATCAGGTGTCGAATCCGTTGTTGCTGCCGTGGCGCTGCTACCGGTGTATGGGCGTCGAGTGACGGCGGCTGAGATCGAGAAGTGGTATCTGGGACGATGCGCGGCACTAGAGGCAGACATCGTGTTTCTGGCGCGGATGGCTGGCAACACCATGCCGAAAGGCGAACTGCTCCAGGCGGTCAGGAACGCACGCATAGCGAGCGAGGCTGACCAATGATCGGAAAGCGCGATCCGTGGAGTTTCCTCGATCAGTTGGCGGCAGTGGGCATCGAGCCGCCGAAGATCCACCGTGACGGCTGGGTGTTTCAGCGCGGGCAGTTGTTCGTGCATCTGTGCGGCGCGAAGAAATGCGAGCCTTGCGCCCAGGCGCAGAAGGCCGGCTGGCGCACCGAGAAGGTCACGGCTGACGAGGTGCTCGACGGGCGGGCGCTCGACCGCGTCGCCGGCCTGTTGTGGCGGGCGCCGCCGGTGCAGGCACGGCTCCTGTAGGCACGTACGGCCCTGGCTCGGGCCAGTCCTCGACCGCTGGGCACGGGCAGTCGTGCGCGTGCATGTGGTGGATCGTGCAGAGGTAGTCGTCACAGAGCGGGCACTTGATCCAGGCCGCGAGATTAGATACCCGGCGCGTCATCCACCCCAACCCGATAGACCCAGCGCCCTGCCTCGTTCTTCCACTGCTGCACGCCTGGGCGCCCGCGCAGGGCCTCGACCACCTTTTTCCGAATCCCGCCCGTGAGCTTGTGCGAGTCGTCGCAGAGCCCCGCGCGCACCGCGATCACGCCAACGCCGGCCCAATCCTGCGCCAGCGCGCCAGTTTCGACAATCAGCCGCCACGTCGTTTCGATCATGGGCGTTTTCTTGTCTAGCGAGTCGTCCAGGTCGTAGTGGCCTGTGGCGAGGTCGTAGCCGATCCCAATGGGCTCCAGGTTGACGAACCGCCCCTTCCCAGAGAGCCGCCGCTTGGTGGAGAACGGCCCATCGGCATACCGGAGGCTGAGCAGGTAATCGGCCGCGCCGGCTGCCGCTGACGCGCCGCGCAACGCCTTGGTTGGATCGGCCTCGTCGCCTTGATCCTCGCGCTTGCCGGCGTGCGCGTCGATGAGCCACGGGATCGCCGTCGTGCGGGTCGCCTGCTTCACGCGCTCGACCACCACCACGGACCCGGCGTTGTCGTTCTCGTCCTTCACCAGCCCCAGGATCACGGCTTGCCAGGACGCGATCAGGACGAGCCCGTAGCCGCCATGCCTCACGGTGTTGCAGATGCGCTCCAGGCCCTCGGCGTTCAACTGGAGCGGCGCGCGGCTGAACGTCATCTGCCCCGGCTGGACGTTGAGATGTCGCGCGAGGTAGGCGGTGTATTCCGGGGGATCTTCGGCGGCGATCACCAGGACGCGGCGTTGCGTGACGGCGCGGCCCAGGAACGTCTCACCGTTCGCCACGGCTGCCGCCAGGGCGTGGCCCAGCGTCGTCTTGCCCACCTTCGCGGCGGCGACGAGGAACCCGAGCATCCCGTATTCAGGGATGATGCCCTCGATCACGTACTGAATGCCGGTCGCGGCGATGTGTTGCCCCTCGGCCACCACGTCTACGGCGTCCGCGAGGTCCGGCAGGATGGCGGGCGCCGCCGGCTTCAGGGCGGCGGCAAAGTCGTCGGCGGTGTGCGCCTGGAGCCAGTCGTGGGCGTCCCCAGACGGCGGCAAGCCAGGGAGGATGGCGCGGCGGGTCGTCAGCCCTGCGGCCTTGGCGCTGGCCTCGACTAGCGCCGCGTGCGCCGTCCCGGCCTCGTCATTGTCGGGGAGAATCACCACGCCGGAAATACCAGCCGCCTTGAGTGCGGCGGTATCAGATTCGCGCCACTTGCCGGCGCCGCCGGAATTGCACGTCGCCTCGTAGCCAAGCTGCCAGAGCGCGTCTGCGGCCTTCTCGCCTTCGACCACGAGGATCACGGGGCCGTGGAGGTGCGGCAGCCGGTAGGGCACGGGGTTGATACCCTTGAGGGTCCAGGCGCCGTTGGCGGCTTGCTGGCGAATGACCTTCGATTTGCCGGTGCCGCGTCGGTAGACGCGGTAGATCAGCGTCCCGTCGCGGCGGTGGTACTCGTGGACGTGATCCCAGTGCTCGACGTGCCCGTTGTGCTGCGGCAGCACGTCGGCCCAGGTCAGGCCGACAGCGGCCAGGATATCGCCGGATTGACAGCCGGCGCTGCGGCACTGGAACAGGGGGCCGACGTTGCCCTCGGCAATGTCCAGACTCGGCGTGTCGTCCCCGTGCACGGGGCACCGGACGCGGTATTCCTTGCCTGTCTGTTTGTAGGGGCCGAACCGGGTCAGTACCTCGTGAAAACTCAAGGGCATTGATGCCTCTCCTTCAGAGGCGCGGTGAAACTACCGGGCCAGCGTGGCGGAAAGGCGCCGCGCTGTGCTGGGGGCAACGATGGCCATCGCGCCCGGTAGCCGGCCCATCCTATGTCAAAAAAACAGCCGGCGTACCCCCGCGAGATGTGGGGGTATGCCGGCCGAATCAACCTAGCGCCGCCGCAGATCGAGCGCGGCGAGGACGAGCGCGACGACGAACTCGATCAGCCGCGTCACCGTTTCGCCACCAAGGGCAACAGCCCCATCGAGTGCGCGACGTGCCACGCGACGGCGAAGCTGCGCGAGATGTTGAACCGCTTGATGTCGGCCTTGATGCGGGCCTCAATCGCTGGATGGAACCGCGAGTGTTGCGGGATACGGGCGGTGCGCTTGCCGGCAATGAACAGCGGCGGCTGAATGCGGACACCGGAGCGGCGCACGTCGGGCGTGCGGTGGCCGCGATCTTGGGACGAGACGAGTGCAATAGTCGGCATGGATGGGGCTCCTTGTCGGTTAGTTTTCGGACAGTTGCACGTCGGGCTCATCGACCTCGACGCGCGCCATGATTTCGTCAGCGAGCTCGCGCGCCGTCTCCAGCACGTAGGCGTTATCAAGGCCGTACTCGACGCCGCCGAGATAGTTGGTCTGGGACACACCTTCTCCGTCGAGGCGCACGCCCAGGACGGCGAAGAACCAATCGTCGTGGCACCAGCCCCGGAGGTGCTGAAAGTCACGCTCCACCGCACACGCGGCGGTTTCCTTGGTGGTGGCGTGCGTGTGGTCGGGATGGCTACAGCCCCACCCGTCCTTGAGCGCGCGCTCCTGGGTGCCGGCCACGTCGTAGTAGCGGCACTGCGCGCGGTCCTCGACAAGGATGCGCTCGCCGGCTTTCTTGGCGCGGGTCGTCCAGTCGCTGACGATCCCGTGGCCGTCGTGTTCCCTCCACGGCTCGCCCATGGCGTCGTCGCGCTCAACGCGCAAGTGGAACGTGCGGCCTCGGTGTGTGAATGTCTCGGTCATTGGGGCTCCTTTACGGTTCGGACAGTTCGCGTGGGTGTGGTTCGGTGTAGGCGACGGCGACGGCGAGCGCCGCCCAGGCGTCACCCGAGACTTTGTAGAGCGGCCCGCCTTTCTTGATCGCGGTCGGCCCGCCGAAGCGGTCGATTAGGGCCTTGCGGACGTTGGCATCCTTGGCGCGCGACTGGCCGCAGATGGCCAGCTTCACGTCGATCCGTTTCATCCGCGCGACGTGCAGCCCGCGACGGCGCCACTCCTGCCAGAAGCGCCCAGTCCACACGCACGTCTCAAATACCTCGTCTCCGACTGCCATACCCATCGACGCAATGCGCTCGATGACGAGCATGTCGTCCGGGTGCGCGTCGTACTGGCGCAGGAAGGACAGGATCCAATCGTTCAAGGTGACGTAGTGCGAGCACAGGCCCGCGCGGCGGTCGTAGAGCACGAGCGCCGAGTACGTGGGGCCTGGGTCGATGGCGAGGATCAATCCAGCCTCAGAACTCATAGTCGTACGCCGGCCGTTTCGGCGCGCGTTTCCGCGCGGCGATCTGCTTCTCGCGCGGCTGCGGCGGTTGCCCGTCCTGGCGCGGCCTTCCGCCCAGGTGCCCGTTACGCCGGCTGGCGGCGGCGCGCTTGGGGCTCTTGGTGATGCCGCCCAGGCGCCCGAGCTCCACGGCGGCAGGGTGTTTCGGCTTCGTGCGGTCTTTGCGTGTCATTGGATCGTGCCTCCTTCGTAGGTGCGTTCAAGGACTTCAACAGCGGCCGCGCGTGGCGACACCGGCCACGGCTCGCCGTTGAAGTGCCGCACGCGCAGATACACAGCGCCGTGCGGCGTGATCACGTAGCCGGTCACGTCCCCTAACAGGACGTGACCGGGAAAGGTAAAGACGACCTGGGCGCCGACAGGCACGGCGATCAGCCGTGTCACGCTTCGCCCTGTTCGTAGCGGGCGGCGATGTCCTGTAAGGTGCCGTCCATGATGAAGCCCTGCCCGGTGCAGGTCCGTCCCCACCAATAGCCGTAGTCGTTATCGATCACGACCTCACCGGACTGCTTCAACTGGCCGCACAGCCACGAGGACACCAGCCACCACTCGTACACCTCGGCTTGTTCGCTCTCGCCGTTGACAGTGTCGCGGAGCGCCGTCAGGTGGCCGCGCGGGCTGTCGTCGTCATCGGCCTCGCGGTATGCCGCCCAGCATTGGCCCTCGTGCGAGTCAGGATCGGCCTCTAGCGCGGCGGCGTAGCTGGGCTCTGCGAGAGCGCGCACCACATAGGGCGTATCCTCCTCGGGCCGGTCGGGCCATTCGATCCCCCGATCCCCGAGCCAGGACCGGCACCGATCCGCGTCCCAGTCGCTGGCGTCCGTCGTCAGGTTGATCAGGTCGTCCACGGTGAAGCCGTCGCGGTCCTCCTTGATCAGGTCGTCCACAAGGGACGACTGGCACGCGAGCACCTCCCGATCCGCGTACCGCTCCGCGCGGAGCTCGATCCGAATCGTGCGCCACTCGTCGGCGGTGCCTGGGCGCCACGCTTCCCGCTCTTCGTGCGAGCGATGGCCGGCGCGCAACGTGCGTTGATCGGCCGGCCCGAACGGGTCGCCTCGGTACTCAAACGACTGGCCTCCCGGCCATGTCTGGATCGTGCGTGTCTCGGTCATTGGGTTGATCTCCTTCGGGTTAGGCGGGAACGTGGATCACCACGTACCCGCGCGTCATGGCGTCGAGGCGGTCAGCCGGGATCAGCTTCCTGATCCGGCGCCCTGACACCGGGTAAACGAACGTCACCGGATGCCGGCCATCCTTCCGCGCCGGGTGGACATAGGCGCGGATCACGCCCTGGTTGGGTGGTTGCGGGTCGAGGAAGTTCGCCATCAGTACCCCCGCGCGTCCACCACGAAGGCGAGCGCGACGAATCCTAGGACCGCCCAGCCCACGGCGGGCCAGAAGCCCACCAAGGCCACGAGCAGCACGAACGCGAGCAGCAGCACGAGCGCGCGGCCCATGCCTATTCCGTCACCGCGTACAGCATCCCGAGAGCCGGATCGCGGTGGTCCCATTGCGTGTCGCGGCCGCAGGGCATCCCGTGGAACCAGCCGCCGTTGTAGGTGCAACCCCGCCGCGCCACGTCGGCGGCGTACGCCTGGGCCTCGCCCTCGGTCGTGAAGTAGGCAATCGAAAAACAGATCCGGCTATCGAACTTCGCCGGCTTCGGCAGCGGTGGCGCCTGGGGCGCCTTCGTCTTACGCTTACTCAACGCCATAGTGCCTCTCAATCATTGCATCCCTGGCAGTTAGGAATTTGGACACGGCCTCAGCCATGCCGTCCTGATAATCCGCGCGGAGACGCACCATAGAGGCGGCGTCGTCCAAGCGGGCGGTGTAGTGAACGTGCGGCCGGCGATTGCTGGGGCAATCGAACGTCGCGAGCAGGTAGCCGCCCGCAGGGCCGGCGAGGCGGTACGCCGTCCAGCGGTAGACCTCGCGGCCGACACGGTGGCGGTACGTCGCGTCAGCCGTCTCCGTGACGGCCAGCGACAGCACGTGGGATATCTCCCGCTCGCGGCCAAGGTCGGCCTGGAGCGAGAGCACTGATGGGAGTTTACGCATGGCGTTATCCTACACAGGTAGGTTATCGCACGCACTAGGAAAAACCTGGGAAAATAAATATTCTTTCCCAGGTTTTTCCTAGAGCAACCAAGGGCGCTAGGTTGCATAATCCAGCCATGACTAAACGCGAGGAACTTGCAGTATTGGATCGGGCGATAGCCGCCCTGGGCGATGCGTCCTACCTGGGGCCGTGGCTGGCGTCGGTGCGTGAGGAGGTCGCCTCGATCATGGCGGCGGATGGCGGGGCATGGTGGCCGGTGCCGAGTCACTCGGAGGAAACGGCGCGCCAACTGATCGACGGCGCCCAGGAGCGCGGGCGGGAAGTGATCGCCCAGGCGGAACGGCGCGCGGCAGACCTGCTACGGGTGGCGTCGGATGATTCGGTTCGGATTCGGGGATACGCGGCCCAGGCGCTACGCGGCGCCCTGGCGACATTGGAAGGCAGGAAGCCATGAGGCACCGGTTATACGGTTTGTTCTGGACGCATCCCGAGACAGGCCGGCCCATGTGGGCCTTGTCCCGGAGCGGGCGCGTGGCACGCCAGCGGGCGCGCCAACTCGGCGCCCTGGCGCTGTCGATGCCCCTGCCCTGTTCCCCTGGTGCCTGGGACGCGCCGACGTTCCGCGCCTGTGCAGATCGGGTTGAGCTCGACGCCCGGCCGGCGGGCTGTATTTCGACGTTGACATCCTAGGCGGCTGGCTTTAAGGTAAGGGCGGCTGAAAGGAGCCCCAACATGAGCACGATTCACAATCCAAGCAATTTCGAGCCGTCTGATTACGAGGTGGAGGACTATCTGGACAACCGCCCGCCGGAGTACTGCGGCGGGCCCGTCGCCGGCTTCGACGCGGAGCGCGAATTCTGGGCGGCTGATTTCGAGCGGGCGCTAGGGCCAGACTGGCGCCGGCTCAAGGGGCGTTGCGTCCACTGCGGCAACGGCTCGATCCGCTGGGTCACGGTGGCCCTCCACCGCCCGACCGGCGACCGGGTGGTATTCGGGGCCGATTGCACCGCCCGCTTAGGTTTCGAGGACCGGCACGCCTTCAAGCTGGCCCAGATCAAGGCCCGCGCCGAAGCCGGCCACGCCCGTCTCAAGATCTGGCGCCAGCGCTGCGCCTTCCTGGCCGCGCACCAAGGGCTAGAGGCCCTGATCGAGCACGCCAAGACGGCGCCCGTCCATGCGCGGAACTCGTTCGCCCAGGACGTGATCGCCAAGCTGGATCGCTTCGGCTCGCTCAGCGTGCGGCAAGTGGAGGCCCTCACCGCCTCGCTGGCGCGCGATGTCGAGCGCGCGGCCCGCGCCCAGGCCGACGCCGAGATCCCCCGTGGCAAGGCGCCCAGCGGCCGGCAGACGGTCACGGGCACCGTGCTGGCCTTCAAGACGATTGAAGGCGCGTACGGGGACGTGGACAAAATGCTGTTAGAGCTCACCCCGTCCCGCGCCAAGGTCTGGCTGTCCCGCCCTGGCGCGATGACCGCCGAGCGCGGCGACACCGTGACGATCACCGCGACCTTTGAACCGTCGAAGGATGATCCCTCGTTCGCCTTCGGCAAGCGGCCGCACCTCGTCCGCGACGCCGCGCCCAGGCCGGCGCCCGCCCAGGCCGGCGAGCTCGACGGCTCCCTCGACGCCGCCGAGCACCGCGCTGCCCGCCCTGGCCTCTACCGCTAACCCGCCCATCTCGAGCTAGCCGCCTGGGTTCGCCCAGGCGGCACCCTAAAAATATATTTTCAATCCTAGGGTTTACCTAGTGCGGCTGGCATCCTGGGGCGCTAGGATATGAGCGTAATTCCCCGGCATGGGGCTGGGGTTGGAGGTTTCAATGTCACTGTCGGTTGAGATTTACCGCGCCCTGGCGATAGCCTCGGCGCTACGCCTGTATGCCCGGACGGGGATCAAGGCCAACCGCGCGTATACACCGGCCAACATGCTGCGGACGGCGGCGACCATCCTGGGCCGCACGCGGCCCCTGCCGGCGCGGGACTACCAGGGCGCCGCCGACCTGCTCACCGCGCACGCGCACGCGCTGGCTTCGCGCTTGGATGGTGGCCTGTGACCCGCCGCTATCGGGACCTGACGCCGGCTGAGCTCGCCGCCCTCCAGGCGTACGCCGCCGAAAAGGGCCGCAAATGGAAGTCGGCCCTGTCGGAGGATTGGTACTACGCCCGCCGCCCTGGCGAGCTCCAGGCGCTCCGCAACGAGCTCGGCCCCCGCTGGCTGCTCGACTACCGGCTGCCCGCCCAGGCGGTGACGCGATGAGGTGCGAGGATTACCCCTGCTGCGGCCATACGGCCGGCGACCCCTGCCCCGACCGCGACCGCGCCGGCCGCATCCTGGCGCGGTGCGTCGAGTGCTCGGTACGCCTCCACCGCTCCGCCCGGTCGAGCATCTGCCTTCCCTGCCAACGCCGCCTGTCCAGGCGCGACCTCGACGGCGACTGCTCCGACTACCGCGACTACTGACCGCGCCCTGGTCCCCCCGCACGGCCGGCTGCCCGCCCTGGGCGCCGGCCGTTTTCATTTGCTGCCTCCAAAAACCCTACGCCAGAAGGGGCGAAACAAGTTGAGCCGACCCGACTCAGCTGCCTTGCTGCCTTTGCTGCCCTATAGGGGTTGCAGGAAGGCAGCAACCCCCTACCGGGCAGCACGGCGAAAGGCCGCTTTTGCTGCCTCCCTGCTGCCTCCCTGCTGCCTCACCACCCAGGCAGCATCTACCCCTGAGCTAGCCTCGCCTCGCCCAGGCCGGCGAGCTCGACGCCTCTCGCCCAGGCACGCCCAGGCGCGCGCCTGGAGCCTCGCCTAGGCACGACCGCCGCGCCCGACAAGGCCAGCCCCAGGCGCCGGCAGCCGGCGTGCCTGGAGAGCTCGTGGCGTGCCTGGAGAGCTCGACCGCCGCGCCCAGGCGGCAGCCTGGAGCCGGCGCCCTGGAGCTCGTGACCGCGCCCAGGGCGAGGCACGCCGGCTGCCTCTCGCCCAGGCGCCTAGGTTCTCCGCGCCCTGGTGGAGCTCGCGAACTACCTGGTTTCACCCCATGGAATCCCTGGGCGTCAGCGTACTGACGGTGTCAACGCATTGGCGCGTCAATCCGCTGACGCTCGGTGGGTGCTGGGGCGTGTGACCGAAAAACGTGACGCGCGCAGGATCGGAACCAGAAGTCGAGCTCGACTGCGAGGCAAGGGACTCA